GCAGTTGGAGTATGAGCAAAGTGGAAAATATACTCTCAATATGGTCAAAATTGATAATGCTATTAAAGACACTATCAATGAGATTAAAGCCGAGGAACGTAAGATTGCAGATAGAGAAAATGCAATTATTAATTCTGCCCCACAAGTTTCTGTGGCTACTTAGATAAACGCCACATCGCTGAAATCGCGTATTTCTGCAAGGATCTCTTGCACTCTACTAAAATCTAATATATAAATTAATCACTGTATAATTAATCAGAACATAGACGCATACAGTCGACGGCCTAGAGACTATGTTCGGAAAACTAGGAGGATAATTATGGCAAATACAACGTTTTCGGGACCAGTAAGATCATTAAATGGTTTTATTAGTTTCGGACCTAAAGCAGTCGTTAGCCTAACGGCTGATGCAACTTTAACTGTAGCAGATCATGCAGGTAGAGTTATTACTTGTAATGATGCGGATGGTAAATTTACTTTACCTACGATCACAGCAGGTAGTTCATCAGCAGTAGCAGGAGCAAACGATTATAATGTAGCAAGCAATCTTGGATGTACTTACACATTCTGGGTAGAAACTGCAGCAACAGACATGGATATTAAAACTGATGGAACTGATAAGTTTTACGGTGCTGTGTATACAGGTATTGATGATAGTGCTGGTGGAAAAACATTCATTTCTGATTCATCAAGTAATGATGTAATTACTATGAATGGTTCAACTAAAGGCGGAATCGCTGGAAGTTGGGTACAGATCACTGCAATAGCAGATAACGCTTACTATGTCACAGGGCAATTATTAGGGTCAAGTACTCTGGTAACACCTTTTGCTGACGCGTAATAGGTAAATAATTTTTGTGGGCTCCTTCGGGAGCTCACAAAAGAAGGAGAAAAATATGAGCACATATCCAGTGGATATAAAAACAAGTAATATTACTACAGCTGATACACATACTGTTGTGGATGGTCCTGCAAGAATCTTAGGACTTTCTTGGGTACAACCTTATGGTGTAGCAGCAGGAACAATTACAGTTCTTGATGATTCTAGTAGTGTATGGGTAGTAGATGTTCCAAGAACAAATGATTCAGATGCAGGAGATAGTAAATCTGTGGCTGGTTCTATTATGTTACCAGGAACAGGAATTAGATGTGGAACAAAACTTAAAGTTACAAATGTTGTAACTACGCATGTTACCGTCTATTATGGATAGGAGCTTAGATGGCAAATACAACATCTGGCTCATATACATTTGAAAAGAATTTTGCAATTGATGATATCATTGCAGAAGCGTACGAGCGTATTGGTCTAGTAGGAACTGCTGGACATCAAATACATAGCGCAAGAAGATCATTAAATATTTTATTTCAAGAATGGGGAAATAGAGGAATTCACTTTTGGGAAGTGGGTGATACCAACATTGACTTAATTGAAGGGCAAGCAGAATATACATTTTATAGATCAACAGATGATGGTACATCTTCTGTTACAGTAGGTGGAACTTCTGGTGCTTCTACTTATGGATTATCTGATGTTTTATCTGCTCAATATAGAACAGATAGAACTTCAACTTCTCAAACAGACCTGCCAATGACAAAAGTTTCAAGATCCACTTATGCAGCTTTTTCTAATAAATTAACTAAAAGTACCCCGAGTCAATTCTGGGTTCAAAGATTCGTGGACAAAGTTACGGTAACCATTTACCCAACACCTAATTCAACCGCTGCATCTAAAGACATGCACATTTATTTTGTTAAAAGAATTCAAGACGCAGGAGCTTATACAAATGCAAGTGATGCCCCTTATAGATTTGTTCCATGTATGACAGCAGGGTTAGCATTTTATTTGTCCCAAAAATATGCACCACAAAGATCTCAAGAATTAAAACTATATTATGAAGATGAATTAGCAAGAGCACTAGCGGAGGATGGATCAGCAGCAAGTACGTATATTACACCGAAAACTTATTATCCAAATATATAATGGCTAAACTAAAAATTATAAAAGAAATAATTAAAAAAGTTAAACCTAAAATAAAAAGTAAGCGTAAAAAATTATTTGAGTTAGAGACAAAACCAGGACCTGGTAGCAAAAACTACGACCTTGATCCCAAAAGTCCTTTTTACCATGTTGATGACTTAGGGTCTCCTCCACTTCATAGAGGCACTGGTCCTTCTGGAGTAGAAAAGAAAAAATTAAAAGACGCTGGTGAAAGAATTGAAAAATGGTTTAGAAAAAAAGAAGGAAAAGGCCCTGTTAGAGTACAAGAAAAATTACCTGGTCTGAGACAAGGTGGTTTAATTAGAGGCTTTCCTAAAATTGCTAAGAAAGGTTGGAGATAATGACACTATTAACTAAAGGAATGGGAGTTGTTAAAAGAATAATGGCTAAGAGTAAAGCTGGAAGAAAAGATCAAGTTTTAACTGAAATTAAAGAAGGTAGAAAAAAGAAAGTTTCTAAAAAATTATGGAAAGGTAAAACTAAACGTTTAATTGATGTTGAAGGTAAAAAAAAACACACTATTCAAGATGAATCACATCTTATGGATGTAGATACTTATTCTGCGGTTTCTTCAGCACCAGATAAAGAAGTTAAAGCGTGGTTAAAACATAAAGGATACAAAGAATAATGGGACAGTTTTCAAAAGGTAGATATGCATTAATGATTTCAGATCGTTCTGGAGCAGCATTTCCATATAGAGAAATGGTTCAAGAATGGAATGGTGCATGGGTACATAATTCTGAATATGAACCTAAACAACCTCAAGTTTCACCAAGACCTCATGGTGCAGACCCACAAGCTTTACAACATGCTAAACCTGCAAGAACAGAATTTGCAGTAGCTGATTTATTAGAAGATAATCCTTTAGAAACATATCAAGCAGGTTCTGCCATTGTAAATGTAAATTTACCAGGTCATGGATATACTACTGGAGATACAAAAAGATTTAGAGGTCCTTTAGGAGCTGCCGGAGTATATGGTGATCCAGAAGGAGTTGGTGGAATTACAGGAGCAACCATTGCAAAAGCTGCAGGATATACTATAACTGTAGGTAAATACGTCAGCGGTGCAACTGACACTACTGGTCCAAATGGTACTGGAATTTATGGAACAGATTGGTTTTATTTTAGCGCTGATACAAACGCGACAAGTGTCGCAACAGGAGGAGGTTATCCGATGTCCGTTGGACCGGTAACTATACAAACATAATGTCTGGAATTAGTTATAATACATTAGTTACAATGATAAGAAGTTATACAGAAGTCGATGACACTGTATTTACTACTGATATCTTAGAAAATTTTATTTTAAATGCCCAACAAAGAATATTTAGTGATGTTCCTGTTGATTCAGATAGAGTAGAATACGCAGGAACATTAGCAGCTGATGTTAATACAGTCAGAGTACCAGCAGGAATGGTTTTTGTAAGAGGTGTGGAAGTTTTTAATTCTACTTCTTCAAGAACAGGTCCAGCAACTTGGCTCTTAAAAAGAGATAGAACTTTTATAAACGAATACGTAGGACAATTAACTGGTCCTGAAGGATCTCAAACAGGTCAAGATACTACAGGATTACCTAAATATTATGCTATGTTTGGAGGAGCGACTGGACTTAGTTCCACTACTTCAGGTAATATTGTAATGGCTCCTACACCTGATGCTAATTATTTAATAAATATACATGGAAATGTAATGCCAGCTACTTTAGAGTCAGGAAATCAAAGTAATTATATTAGTCTTAATTACCCTCAATTGCTTCTATATGCCTGTTTGGTAGAAGCATATGGATTTTTAAAAGGTCCAATGGATATGTTGACACTATATGAAAATAAGTATAAACAAGAACTAGAAAAATTTGCAAGTGTGCAAATTGGGAGACGGAGAAGAGACGATTACACAGATGGTACTGTACGTATACCGATCGAATCACCGCCTCAATAAGTAGGAGATAAATATGGCAATAACATCGGCAATTTGTAATAGCTTTAAACAAGAAATATTAGAAGCAGAACATAATTTTACGGCTTCTACTGGAAATACTTTTAATTTAGCATTGTATACCAGTTCCGCAACTCTAGGAGCAAGCACAACTGCTTATACTTCTAGTAATGAAATAACAAATTCATCTGGAACGGCTTACAGCGCAAAAGGAAAAGCTCTAACAAGTGTTACACCAACATTAGATTCATCAACTGCAGTTTGTGATTTCGCAGATGTCTCTTGGACATCAGCTTCATTCACAGCTAACGGATGTTTAATTTTTAATGATTCACATGCTACGGACGGATCGGTTTGTGCAATAGCTTTTGGTGGAGACAAAACAGTTTCTTCTGGAACTTTTACAATTCAATTTCCAGCAGCCGCAGCAACTACAGCGATTATTCGTATAGCCTAAGGAGGTAGGTCCTTATGGCATCAGTCTGGGGTGGAGATAGTCCTTCAGTAGCCTGGGGTCAAAACTCTTGGGCGTCTAACACCATTACACAATCATTAACTGGACAATCTTTAACATCATCATTAGGTGAAGTTACAGCTTTTCCTGAACAAGGATGGGGTAGTGATACTTGGGGTTCAGAAAATTGGGGTGAATCAGCACTTGCAGTTTCTCTTACAGGACTTTCATTAACATCATCTTTAGGTACTTTAGCTTATTCTCAAGCGACTGATGGGTGGGGTAGAGTTGAATATGGTAATGCTGGATGGGGAGTAACTTATTCGGTTGCATTATCGGGATTAGGTTTAACATCTAGTTTAGGAACAGCCACAGGTGAGCAAGAAATTCCTGTAGATATTACAGGGATAGGTTTAACATCTTCATTAGGTACAGCCGTTCATGGAATTGGAGTTCCAATTACAGGAGTAGACTCAACTTCTTATGTAGGATATTTAACAGAAGTTAGTACTAATGCTGGTTGGGGTAGAGATACTTGGGGTCAAGAGCCGTGGGGCGATAGTGATGAACCAGTTATTACTTTAACCGGAGTAAGTGCAACTGCTTCCGTAGGAGAAATTTCAGCATATAACGAACAAGGTTGGGGTAGAGATCCTTGGGGCTATGAAAACTGGGGTGAATCAGCAATGACAGTTGTTGTTGATGTAACATCTAGTGGAGTGGCTACAACAACTGTTGGAGC